AACTCCAGCAGGAAAAACGCCCTGCCCTGACAATCAACCTGGTGCTGCCGATCATTAACCTGCTTTCGGGCATCCAGCGGCAGGGTCGGCAGGATATCACGGTCGTCGCCCGCAAAGGCGGCTATGAGAAACTGGCGGCTGTCTATACGCACCTGCTGCGGCACTGTCTGGATATCACGGATGCTGACTATGAGACGGCAGACTGTTTTCTGGACGGGGCCGTCGGCGGCAAGGGCTGGCTGCGGCTGGGGATCGATCACAGCGATGACCCGCTGAGCGGGGAACTGTCGCTGGCCAAGGTCTCGCCGTTTGAGATGCGGGAGGACCCGGACGCCAAGGAATATGACCTGAACAAGTCTGGTCGGTATGTCATCCGTGATGAATGGATGGACAAAGAGGCCCTGAAGCTGAACTACCCTGCAAGAGCGAATGATATTGATGCGGGCGGCCTGAGCATCGATCCGGCATCGGGCGATGTGATCGGTGACCCTGAGAAGGGTAATCTCCGGTGGCGGGTGCGGGAGTGCTGGTGGAAGTCGTATCAGAATCGGACGGTCTTTATCAATACCTCCACGGGGGATATGAAAACCGTCGGCCTCCAGCAGCGGGAACTGGCGGTCGCCCTGTCCAGACAGAGCGGCAAGTGGGCCGTGAAGGAATGGGTGGTGCCGGTGATGAACAAGACGGTGACCGCTGGCAACATCGTGCTGGAGGATATCGAAGATCCTTACACGGGTGTGACGCTGTTTCCCTACTACCGGTTCTGTCCCTACTGGGTGGACGGGTATGTCATGGGTGTGGTGCAGAATCTGACCGGCCCGCAACAGGAAGTGAACAAACGCCGTTCGCAGGCACTGCATAACCTGAATCAGGCGGCCAACAGCGGCTACAAGGTAAAAAAAGTTTTGAACAACTATGACCGGCATCTGGCCAAGTTCGGTGCCACGCCGGGTGTGGTGCTGGATGAGTCCAAGGCGGGTGGATCGATTTAGCGGATCGAACCGGCGCCGCTGAGCGAGGGGCATATCAGGGCCTCAACTTTATCAGCGGATGATATGAAAGAGATTTCCGGTGCGAACCCTGATCTGATGGGACAGATCCTCGATAACTATGCCGAGAGCGGCAAGGCCATCGAACTGCGGCAGGCACAGGGAATGAAGGTGGTCGAGGTGCTGTTTGACAACTTCGCCCGAACGCAGAAACTGCTGGCGGGCGGGCTGGTGGAAATGATCCGGTTTACAAATGTGTATTCGGATGCTGAAATCGCCGCCATCGCCGTCGAGAAAAACGAGCGGATCGATACTGCCCTGCTGAAAAGCCGCAAGGTCGGCAAGTACGGCATACGGATCGAGTCCAGTTCCAGTTCTCCGACGGCACGGTATGCCAACTTCACGAGCATCCTAGAGATTGCCCGCCTGTTCCCCGATCAGGTGGATGCGAAGGTTGTGATCGAAAACTCGGATATGCCAAACAAGGAAGTGATTCTGCAGCAGGTGAAACCTGCTGCCAGTGACCAGTCAACAGTGACCAGTAAACAGAAAAAAGAGGCGAAGCTGAGACACAGTAAAGATTTTGTGAATACGGTGACAAATTTTTAGAAATTTCTGAAAAATTTATTTTTTATGGGTGTGCGCGAAATCGGCGGATGGCTAAATTGAAAATAAGCCCTGACTACTGGGGGTTCAGTAGGATACAGGAAACTTCAACCTGAAATTGTATGGAGGTATTTATGAGTAGTGAAGAAGTGAAAACGGAAAACAGCAGCCAGGATGAGAAGACTTATTCCCAAGAGCAGTTCAAGGGACTGCTGGCGGATAAGCAGGCCGAAGTGAAAAAGCGGCAGGATGCCGAAAAGCAGATCGCCGATCTGCAGGCCAGGGTCGAGGCGCTCACGACCCGCACCCCGCGGGATAACGGGGAAACCGGTGAGCAAGATCGACCCCTGACGGTCGGGCAGTTTCAAAAGCTGATGGCCGAGCAGAATCGGCTCAATGCCGAGAACGCGTTCAATCAGCGGCACACGGAGTCCGAACGCAAGGCACTGACGGAACTGACGGCCGACAAATGCGGTGACGGGCTGGATTATGCATCCGTGGTTGCCGCCGGCGAAGCGAATCTGACCGAAGGCGATAAACTGGCGATCAAGGCCGCCAAGGATCCGGCGGCGGAAAAGTATCGCCGATGTATGATGCTGACGCCGGAACTGAGCGAGAAGGCCGAAACGGTCCGGACGAGTCGGCTGCTGGAAAACATCAAACTGACCGGCAAGGTCCCTGCTGCCGGCGGCGGGTCGGAAACGACCGTGACGCCGGACGATGTGAGTAGGATGAGCGAGGAAGAACTTGACCGTTTAGCCGAATCGATCAGCTAAACGGAATGTAGAATGAAGAATGTAAAATGTAGAATTGAGGAACCGCCTTTGGCGGGGCTTGATTTAAATAGGTCCCTCGGCCCTGCTCGGGATGACAATGCTGGTACGGTTTGAACAATGGAAATTCGATTGGCTGAAGTCTGAGGACTGAAAGCTGATCGCTAATTAAGGAGTAACAGATTATGGCGAATACAGTATTTGTACGGGGCGGAGCGCACTCCGCTTCCGTGGAAGAGATTTGGGGTGAAAAGACCTGGCGGCAGGCCGAGAAGGATTCGTACTTCAATGACGGCCGGTTCGTGGGCACCAGCCCCAACAGTCTGATCCAGGTGAACACGGATCTGACCAAGAATAAAGGTGACCGGATCAATACGCCGCTGCGGGCGCGGCTCATCAGCGACGGCAAGGTCGATGATGCGGCGATTGAGGGCCAGGAAAAGGCACTGACCTTCTACAATCATCAGACGACCATCCATAAACGCAAGGAAGCGGTGCGGCTGGACGGTGAAATGACCGAACAGCGAACCAAAATCCGCCTGCGCTCCGAAGCGAAGGATTCGCTGGCATTGTGGCTGGCGGAATCGCGGGATACGGATGTGTTAATGGGACTATCGGGGCTGGCCAACGGGGCCGGGACGATTGGCGCATCGGCTCCGACGACGAACCGGAAGTTCTACGGCGGTCAGAAAACCGACGGCAGCACCGGTGTGGAAACGGTTAACGGCGATGAATATATCGTCTCGACCGACGGTAAGCACCTGTTCGGGACGCTGGTGATCAGCCACCTGAAACGGATGGCCAAAAAAGACGGCGGCTCTGCCTACAGCAAACTAAGGCCCATCGTGGTTGCGGGCAAGGAACTGTATGTGATGTTCGTGAGTCCGTGGCACTTGAAAGCACTGCGGGCCGAAGATGCCTGGCTAAACGCTCAACGAGACGCGAATATCCGCGGAATGGAGAACCCGATCTTTTCCGGTGCGGCGGGTATCTGGGACGGTGTGATTCTGCATGAGTATGACAAGATTGTCAATAAGACCGGTGATGGGGTCAGTGTCGCATTCGAGGCGGGCGATACCATCCAGAGCGGTATTACGGTGGCGCGGGCACTGTTCTGCGGTGCACAGGCGGGCATCATTGCCTATGGCCGAAAGATCGGCTGGAAGGAAAAGGTGTTCGAGTATGACAGCCAGTTTGGGGTGGAAGTGTCGAGTATCTATGGATTCAGCAAGTCCAAGTTCAACAGTGAAGACTTTGGCGTGATTACCTGTGATACGCGGGTGGATCTGGATTAGTTTTGAGTTTGTAGTTCGTAGTTTTTAGTTGCAGGAGCGGATGGAAACGTCCGCCCTGCTGTTTTGAACCGCGAATGGACGCGAATAAACACGAAGGTTTTAGACACAGATTACACAGATTGACACGGATTAAACCGCCACTGATGAAATCATCAGTAATTGTACAAAACCGAAGGAAAGCCTCGAAGTAAGCTTCTGCTTTTTCCTTACGGGTTTGTCCAAGGGCTTTTCAAGCCCCGGCGGTTTGGGAAAATTGACTTAAGACTGATGACTGATAGCTGAAAGCTGCTGTATGTCTGAAATAACAAAACTGAATATGGTTAAAGAGTTTTGGAAGCATTCTGATGAGGGGCTTCGCGATGAGTTTGCGCGGATGCATCAGGGGTTTCGGTTTTATACCGGTGATCAATGGGAACCGGCGGATCTGGCGAAATTACAGTCGGAAAAACGGCCCGCCCTGACCATCAACCTGATTCTGCCGATTATTAACCTCTTATCCGGTATCCAGCGACAGGGTCGACAGGACATCAGCGTCGTGGCTCGAAAAGGCGGGCTTAAACCGCTCGCATCCGTTTATACGCAACTGCTGCGGCACTGTATGGACGCCTCCGATGCCGATTATGAAATCGCCGATTGTTTTCTGGACGGCGTCATCGGCAGCAAGGGCTGGCTGCAACTGGACATCGACCATACCGAAGACCCGCTGGCTGGCGATCTGGTCGTTCGCAAGGTGTCTCCGTTCGCCGTTCGAGAAGACCCGGACGCGAAAGAGTATGACCTGAATAAAAGCGGCAAATTCATCATCCATGATGAGTGGATGGATCAAGAAGCCCTGCTGCTGAATTATTCCCAAAAGTGGGCGGACATTGAAGCGGGTGGGCTGGAGATTGATCCGGCCAGCGGGGATGTGACCGGTGATGCGGAAAAAGGAGCGCTTCGGTATCGGGTGCGGCAGTGCTGGTGGAAGCGGTATGAAAAACGGCTTGTGCTGATCAACACGCTGACCGGTGCGATGAAAACCATATCACCGGTTCAACAGGAGTTGGCCGTCGCGATTGCTCAAAAAAGTAAACACTGGGCCGTCAAGGACTGGGTGGTGCCGGTGCTGAATAAAACTGTGACCGCGGGCAACCTCGTACTAGCCGATGTGACCGATCCGTACAACGGTGCAGTGCGGTTTCCGTTTACCCGGTTCTGTCCGTTCTGGGTGGATGGGTATGTCATGGGGGTGGTGCAGAACCTGATCGGGCCGCAGCAGGAAGTGAACAAACGCAGGTCACAGGCCCTGCATAATCTGAATCAGACGGCGAACAGCGGGTTTAAGGTCAAAAAGATTCTGAATAACTATGACCGGCACTTAGCGAAATTCGGCTCGACGCCGGGTGTGGTGTTGGATGAATCGAAGGCGGGCGGCTCCATCGAACGGATCGAACCGGCGGCAATGAGTGAAGGGCATATCCGGGCCTCGGATCTGGCGGTCGATGATATGAAGGAAATCTCCGGGGCCAACCATAACCTGATGGGGCAGGTGACGGAAAACTTTGCCGAGAGCGGCAAGGCGATTGAACTGCGGCAGGCGCAGGGAATGAAGGTCGTCGAGGTGGTCTTTGACAACTTCGCCCGGACACAAAAACTGCTGGCGTTGGGGATGGTCGATTTGATCCGGTTTACGGATGTGTATTCGGATGATGAGATTGCCGCCATTGTCTCCGATGCGAACGAACATGTTGATCCATCTCTATTGAAAAATCGCCGGGTCGGTCGGTACGGCATTACCATTGAATCGTCGTCCAGCTCGCCGACGGCACGGTATGCCAACTTTATGAATATTCTGGAGATCGCACGGATGTACCCGGATCGGGTGCCCGCTGAGGCAGTGATCGAACAGAGTGATATTGCGAATAAAGAAACACTTTTAGAGCAGCTTGTTGCTGCTGAAAGCAGTCAGAAGCCAGAAGTCAGTAGTCAGAAGAAAACGAAAGTCAAGATGAGTCGTGACTTTGTGAATGTGTTAAGTAAATGAATCTTAGGGCAAGGCAATTTGATCCGACGCTGACGGCGCGGCAGACGCAGGCGTTTGATACGCTGGAGCGTGACGACATTAAAGAGGTGCTCTATGGCGGAGCCAAGGGCGGCGGTAAAAGTGTGTTTGGGTGTTTGTGGTGTTTCCAGCGGTCTTTGGATATCATCAAGGAATGCTGCATCGGGCCGCGGAAACACCCGATCCCGATTGGGTTTATGGGCCGCAAACGCGGGGTCGATTTTACCAATACGACACTGGAGACGTGGAAGCGGTTTATTCCTGATTATGCGTATACGATCAAGGGAAAGCCCGCTGAAATCATTCTGTGCGACTGTGTAAAAATCCTGACCGGCGGGCTGGATAACTCCGAAATCGTCAATAAGTTTAACTCCGCCGAATATGCGTTCTACTTTATCGATCAGGCCGAAGAGGTCGACCGTGAACAGATTGGCGAACTGCGGGCGACGACGCGGCTGATTATCAATGGCAAAAAAATTCCCGGCAAGGGGCTGTTTACAGCCAATCCCGCTCCATCGTTTCTCAAGGATGAGTTTATCCTGAATCCGACGCCGGATCGGGTGTTCATCCGGGCACTGCCGACGGATAATCCGTACCTGGGCCGTGAGTACATCGACGTGCTGCGCGATTCGTTCAAGCATCGGCCTGAATTATTGCGCGCATACCTGGAAGGATGCTGGGACCAGCTGGGTGGGCATAATCAGCTGATCAAGGATGCGTGGCTGGAGAATGCCGGAAAAATTAAACTGTATCCGCCGGTCAAAAAGACGCTGATCACCTGTGACCCGGCACGGTACGGGGATGATGAGACGGTTATTTACAGTCTTCAGAATACAGTGATCAGTAAGCAGTTGATTTACGGCAAGAAAGATTTGATGTATACCGCAAACATGCTGCACTGTTTGAGCCGAAAGAATGATGACTGTCTGATTGTGGTCGATGTGTGCGGACTGGGGGCAGGACTTGTCGACCGGCTGATCGAGATGGGGGATAATGTGCTGGGGATTGATAATGCGTCACGGTCAACTGAACCGGAAACATACTACAACCTTCGGTCGGAGATCTGGTGCAAGGCGGCGGATATGTTCGCGGGTGGGGATGTGGAATTGCAAACCGATGATGTGCGGCTGAAAGGACAACTGACGACGCCGACGTATGAGCTGCGCAACGGCAGAATCCTGATCGAAGCGAAAGCGGACATCAAGAAACGATTGGGCAATTCGCCTGATCGGGCGGATACGTATGTCAACGGGTTGTATGGTTTGCAGTTTGTCGAAGGTCAACTGGTCGGTGGTAAAGATGTGTATGCGGATGCGTTTGAGGATTCGCTGTATGGGGGAAGGTATTCAGCGATGGCAATGTGAGCGCTGCTGAAAGCAGCGAATTATGAATGTTGAATTTTTAATTTTGAATTATTTTTTTGCCACAGATTAACACGGATGAGCACAGACTTTAACTGAAGGCTGAAAAGCTAAAGACTGAGGACTATTTTATGATTGCGGATGATGTATTGCGGGTGGTGCAGCAGCGATTGGGCGGCGGGATGCCGGTGGTTGATATAACGACGGAGTTAGTCGGTGTCCTTCGGGATCTGTCCGGGCGTGCGGATTTTTTGACGACGGTCAACTCCATTGAGACCATTGCCGGTCAAGCGGACTATGCACAGACGGACAACTTAAAAAGCGTGTATGAGGTGTCCATCGATGGTGGTGCTGTGCTGGAACAAAAGAGCTATCGGGAGTACCTGGCCTATCTTGAGGATAACAGTGATGCTACTGGTGGTGAACCGACCTATTATGCACTGCGGCATGGGAAACTGTATTT